TCGAATGATATTAATGCATGGCTTGTGGAGCATCCAATGGATATAATGTATCCGCTTGCAGAACCTATCGAAACCGACCTCACAACAGAACAAACACAGGCATTTAAAGCACTTGTAACATATTATCCAATCACAAACATCAGCGTCAATTCAGAACAGTTGGACGGATATACAGTATTTAACTACCCAATAAGCATGGCAAATGGATGGAACTATGTAAAACAGCAGTTAAATGACAACCGAGATTACATCTACGATATGGATTTACAATCCGCAGAAGCCTATGTAAACAGTGAATATGCGGTAGCACTTACAGAATTGGAGGTATGATTATGTTATATAGAACATTATTAAAACTTAAAAAAAGAAACGGACTGACAGACGATTTAAAGAATAAGATTGATATTTTCTTTGCGACTGGCAGGATTACTGAGGAACAGTACAATGAGTTGATGGATGTTGGCAAGGAAGAAACTGATCCTGAGAGTAAACCCATTAACTAAAGAGGACCCCACAACGTATTAAAAAAAGAAGCGATTGAAAGAATCATTCGATTGATAGGGGAACGCGCCGAACTGGATAGACCATTGACACCACATCTATTTCGACACACTCTTGCTACACATCTTCTGCAGAGAGGTACGCCAATCACCGAAGTACAAAAGATTTTGGGGCATGTCAATATAAATACAACAACAATATACGCCAAAGTAGCGGATGAGGATGTGAAAGCATCACACATGAAATATGCGATTTAAAAAGCAGAGAGGGCAGAAATGTCCTCTTTTTGTTTAGGAGAAATTTATGAGAAGAATCAGAGCGGAGCCGAGAGGCTTCTTTTATTTTATCTAAAATTACGCCGGCGCAAACCGGAGAAAGAGTGAAATAGTGAAAGAAATACTCATGCAGACATATACTATTGTATTACCGGTTCTTTTAGGGTATATAGTCTGGATCTTGAAAAACCAGAAGAAAGACCGGGATGCAAATAGTAAGGGGACTATGCTCCTGCTCCGCGTGCAGATGATAGAGTATCATGCAAAGTACACAAAGTTCGGAAACATTCCATCGTATGCGTACCAGAACTTCTGTGAAATGTACGACGCCTATCATGCGCTGGGCGGGAATGGTATGGTGACCAAAATGAAGCAGGAAATTGATGAATTACATATCAAACAAAAAGGAGAATGACTATGGAACAGATCATTAACTATGTAAAACCGGAACTCATCGTAGTAGCAATTGCCTTATATTTTGTAGGCATGGCACTCAAACAGGCACAGGCAGTAAAAGATAAGTATATCCCGCTTATCCTTGGCGGAATCAGCATTGCAATCTGCGCGATCTATGTGTTTGCCACCTGCACCTGCGGTACCGGACAGGATATTGCAATGGCAATCTTTACAGCAATCACACAGGGAATCCTGATTGCTGGTCTTTCTACATATGTGAACCAGATTGTAAAACAGGCAAATAAAGACGAATAGGGGATGAGAAACCATCCCTTTTCTCCCTATGAAAGGAGACGGACATGGAAATAAGAGGAATAGACGTTTCGGCATGGCAGGGAGCAATCGACTGGGATACCGTAGCAAACTACGGAATGGACTTTGCAATACTCCGGATCACAGAAGCCGGAAACGTGATTGATAGCTGCTTTGAGAAAAATTACTCCGGATGTCAGAAACATAACATTCCAACCGGAGCATATAAATACAGTTATGCCATGACAGTTGCGGAGATACAGAGCGAAGCCAGAAAAGTAGTGGAAGTTTTGAACGGGCGAAAACTGCAGTATCCGGTCTGGCTGGATCTGGAATGGAATAATCAGAGAAGCCTCGGAGCTGAACAGATCCATAAATTGGCAGAAGCGTTCGAAAAGATTATCACGGCAGCGGGATATAAATTTGGTATTTATTGCAATGTGGATTGGTACCTGAATGTAATTTGTAGCCATCTGAAAAAATATGATTTCTGGATCGCACGTTATCCGGCATCAGATAACGGCACCTTACAGGAACGACTCCGGCCGGACTTTGGTGTGGGCTGGCAGTATTCCAGCAAAGCGAAGATACCAGGCATCAGCGGAACTGTAGATAGAAATATATTTTACAAAGATTATAACGAAGCAAAAGATATAAAAAAGGAAAACACAGTCATGACAAAGAGTGAAGCTATCAACGTAGTTCTGGGAATTGCAGAAGAAGAGATCGGGTACCTGGAAAAGAAAAATAACAGCCAGCTTGACAGCAAGACTGGAAATGCCGGATCAGCAAACTATACAAAATATTGGAGAGATATAAAACCATCCTATCAGGGGCAGCCCTGGTGCGCAGCGTTTATCTCCTGGTGTTTCATGAAAGCTTTTGGTCTGGATAATGCAAAGAAACTCTTAAAACACTGGCCGTATGTATACTGCCCAACCTTAGGCGTCTTATTTGTAAAAAATGCCAATCCAAAAGTTGGAGATATTGTTATCTTTAAACATGGCGGTACCTTTACCCATACCGGCTTTGTAACAAAAGTAGCCGGAGACAGATTCTGGACGATTGAGGGAAATACTTCTGGAGCATCCGGTATCGTGGCAAATGGTGGCGGGGTCTGCCAGAAGAGTTATTACAACAGTAACCTTCCAGGGACAAAATTTTGTACACCGGACTATTCAATTGTTTTATCTGCAGATAAAGATGAAACAGACAAGACAACAAACCCAGAAGGAGGCAGCTACATGTTTAACCCAGAGACAGTAAAAGCAGGAGACAAAAATACATCTGTGCTTCTCTTACAGGAAATATTAAGAGCCAGAGGCTTTAAAGGCAAAAACGGCAAAGCCCTGAAACTTACATGGACAGCAGATGCAAACACGATTTACGCTCTGAAAGCTTATCAGGAATCCAGAAAAGAAGTTCTGGAAGTGGATGGTATTTGCGGATCTGCTACTTGGAAAGATTTAATTGCGATTTAAAGTAAATATAAATAAAAAAAGAGTA